CCGCATTCCAACGAAGTCGAAAACCCTTCCTCCTATTTTCGCCTATGGCGTTAGAAAGAGAGGTCTCAACTAAACAGGGGAACGAAGACGAGACGATCCCGTGAGGAATCTTCCCGTATAATCGTTCTACCTGCCGCTGAAAGTGCTCTGCTACAAGTCCGTATCCCGCCAATCTAAAGCTATTGATTGACGACACGTACGCTGCGTAGACAGAGCCAGTACGCTCCCACGACAGGAGCTTCTTCACCCGTATGGGCGTAACCTGAACACCATGATAGGCGTCCATGCCACAGCTTTCACGGAAATGACTCCTGCTAAAGCTTTTCGAAAGGTTGACCTTCAAGCCAACCTGTTCTAGAGCTCTAGAGCATAACTCGATGTACATTGAAGGGACAATCAAGTCATCCCCGTAGACGTATACCGAATTACATGCTAACTCCCGCGGCACTCCTTCTGCCATGATCGCAGCCACGCATATCGCAAAAAAGCAAGTTGCCTCAATCGGGAAGCATAAAGCTGAACCCATGGGTGCGAACTTTGCTAGCGGTATGACCCTCCCGTCAGGGAGTAGCGTGGACGAGGTTCGTGTTGCCATTAGCTTCGCTAGTAGGGTAGTTCGTGAGAACAACCGGTTCACGAGTTGTACGGAAACACGGTCAGAAGCGTCCTTGAGGTCCATCGTACAGTACTCGAGCGAAATTGAATTCGCTAAAGCAAGAGAACGATTTACCGTCTGATCGCTAAAGTTGACATGTCCCTTTGTGAGGGCACAACTTTCTAAGCGACCGACAATCACCTTCGACAAGCCTTGCTGGATGTACATGTACTCCAGAGGTTCTTTCGAGATGAGTCGGGGTCCGCGACTGTCCTTAGGGACTAGCACGACTTCGGCTTGTCCGGAAACCACCCGGTCAAGCGATTTATACCAGCCCAAACGATCTAGGAGTTCCGCACCACGACCGGCTATGAACCAATCATAGTACGGAAATTGCTGGTGAATCTGGGCGTATAGTCGTTTGAACGACCACTTATCCCATAAGCTTTCACCAGTAGCCACGGCTCCTGGACCATGTCGGGGAGTAACATCTTCGTAGGATAAACCCTTGAAAATGTCCTCGACGATGGAGGTAGCGCATCTTACGACGGTGCTATCTCCAATGTTCAACTCTTGCAGTTCAGCTTCAGTTGTAACGAAGCTACTGATAACATCGTCCTCTTGACTCTCGTCGTAAGGGATATCGAGTTTATAGAACATCATAGTCAGCTGTAACACGTGCTTGAGAGCACACGCTTTCAGCTGGGCAGAAGAGATCTCATCAAAGATCACATTCAGGTATCCCCTTAGAAATAGGGGTGTACCGTGCGACATTCGAAACTCTCGAAAATCGCATGGGAATGTTCCGTGCTCAATTTTGAAAAGGATGGCTTTCCCGAACCGGGGAAGCGTCTTCGTCAAAAAGGAGACGCCTTCTGAGATGGTCCTAGCATAGATTAGCTGGGTGTCCATCAAAAGGTCAAATGACGAGGTGAGGTTTAACGGATCGCTCCGTAGGACCATAGTAGTTCCTTCCGCGTATCTCGCGGTAGACGGCTTTTCAGCTTTGCCAAACATGGTGAGCCTCCGCCTAGCGGACTCAACTCCCATCTAAAGCAGTGAACGGCGGTCAGGATAGGACTCCTAACTTTCGCCGCGCAAGATCTGTGCCACCAAGTTGGTCGTGCTAAAGTCGGCCGGGTCGAAACTCGGTCCAAACATAGCGCAGCCAGCATAGGAAAGGGCGTCATTCCCCTTCAAAGTGGGAAACTCGACGCTCCGGTCAAGCGCAAGTGTGATGTTGCACGTAACCAGACCAGGGATACCAGTCTCCGAATGGAGAAGTGTCCACTGAACCTGGACCAGGTGACGGTCAGTGACCACGCCCTTCTTCGAAGCACTCTCCGAGTGGAGAATGTTGAGATAGAGAGGCGCCTGCTTGGTGCTCGTGTCTTCGATGCGGACCGAACCCTGCGCTGTTTGAGAAATCAGCACAAAGTCGTGGTCGACGCCAGCCGTTGACTTAAGCGTGAGGGTTGGGTTCAGCATATAGTTATGCTCCTATCTATGTGAAGCGTGTGGGACAGCACTTAGTATGTGCTTCCTGACGCGGCGATAGCTAACGCGAGGCTAGCTTGTTTTGGTGAAAGCAAGTCCAAGTCGAATAGACCTGGTGCTTCCGGAATGCCGGACCATCGTGAATAGTGGCTGACTTGCATAGTACCACGGTAGACTGGACTGTTCCAGCCTGTAACGTAGTCCCATGCAGTGTACTGTGCCAACCGTACGATTCCAGTAACGGTAATCGAATATGTTGGACGACGGACCCAGAAGTCTCCCTGTCCTAGGGAGTTTATCCCGAATCCGTCAAACACAGAGGTAGCGTCGGACAGCCAGTCGAGGATGAAGGAGAACGGAATTGCCTCCCACACGGCCCCAATTGGGTTCCCGAATCCGAGCGCAAAGCCAATCGCCCTAATCTCCGTGAGTTTAGTGTCTAGAGCATCCAGGTGATGCGTTAACCATGCACCACACTTGAACGTCGCAACGTACTCACTGCGCTCGCAAAAGGTGACGAATGGGGATGTACCGACCTCTGCGTAGTATGGAACTAGCGGAGGAGACCAGAAGAACTTCTTCTGATAAGAGAGTTTTGTCCTCTTGCCCCATGAATCACGTAGGAATTGGAGCCGTTTTTGAACGCGGCCCGCAATGCCTGCGATTGCTTTGAGATCACCAAGGAATGGTGCCCAACCGAATGACCAGTTGAGCCAACCACTAGCAATAGTGGCCCCAATGGACTCAGCTAACTGAGGGATCAGGTCATGTAGCCGAGTAAGATCGGAGAGGAAGTTGTACCCCTCCACTTCTACAGGGATTTGTTCGAAGAATCGCCGAATGGCTTTTCGAATCTGATCCTCGTAGGAGTCAGTGGGCGGGAAAGGGATCAGAGCGTCCAGTACCGTCCAGTGAGGAGTCGCTACATTAAACCCTCCCGTCGGAAAGCTATGAAAGCTTTGGAAAGCGTCAATAGCTAAGACAGGAAGTGGTTCGTCAGTGCGATGCCCCGAACGGAGCACGTACTTGCGGTGACTTAGACCGTTATCCGCGTATCGGAAATACCCGGTCTCGTCATCAACCACGACATGGCCGTGAGTATCTATCATGCGTTCTGCAGATAGAAGCCTATAGTTGTTCAGGTTAGAACTATAGGTGTCGGTCCCACTCGGCGTTGTGCGCAGAGTAAGAAACGATCCTCCGAGATTATCGTCCACGAATCGTGAACGTGTTCGGATGTTGTTTCCGCCAATGTCTTGTTTGGACATCACGCTCTCCCTTAGTCACGAATGTAATCCGGGCGTTAAAAGCCCGGATTCGGAAAACTGGAGTACGCACATAGTCGATTGATCGTCGAATACGATTATTGTACAACCAGTCTTCCGCAAATCCCGCAATGACGCGGGTTGGTCCGGAACGAAGCAAGCGATCAACTCACCTCGTCGGTCAA